CGCGAAGCGGACAACCAGGCGCGTCACCAGCGCGAGATGGCCGAGCTCGAGCTCAAGCGGGAGATCGAGTTCTCGAGGCTCGCATTGCAGCGTGACATGAAGCTGCAGGATGTGTACACCAAGCTGGGCATCGAGAAGATGAAGGACCAGACAGACCGCGATGCTGCCGCACTGCGGGAGCGTGTGAAGCAGCAGGAGATCAATCAAGCTAGGATGGAGGGTTCCGTATAATGGCACAAAAGAGAAACCTGAAGAAGCTGGGCCAGAAGGTGCTTGGCGACAGAGTCGGCAAAAATCGGCTTGTGACCAACCCCGACGGGACGATCAACAAGCGCAAGACGTACCAGGTAAAACCAAAGAGCAACGACGATGGTGACCCCGACAACCGCATGGGCGGCGCGTGGGCGGCGGGAATGGCCAACAGAGCAACCGACGAGGCCATATACAAGGCCGACGAGAAGCGGGCCAAGCACCGCCAAAAGGTGCAAGGCACGCTGCTTGACAGATCCAACCGCGTCAGCTCTCCGTCCGTCTCGACCCGGTCAAACGCCCGTAACCTGGTGAAGGAAGCCGCGGACGAGAAGGCCCAGGCAGACCAGGAACGCGCAGAACTTCGCAAGAAACAGAGGTACTACTAATGGCTAAAGGAAACGTTGGAGACCTGGTGAAGACCGTACGCGACAAGAGTCGTCGGGCGGTCGATGACGCCGAGAAGGGGGGTAAGTCGAATGGGTACATTCACCCGGCCACGGCCCACTACCGTAATAAACCGAAGGCAACCTCAATGGCGCCAGATTCGAAGAACAAGCGCAAGTCGTATGGTCGGGAAATCCCCGAAACTGCGGCTGAGGAACGAGCCCGCAAAAGAGGAAGCTAGAATATGCCTGCGAAACTGGAACGGTGTGTGAAGAAGGTACAGGCTACGGGGAAACCAAAAGATTCCTCGTACGCCATTTGTCAATCGAGCCTGAAGAAGGGAGCGAAAAAGCGCAGTAAAAAGTAGTACCGCAGTACCATCTACCTTCGGGCGATACAGGAGAATACCAATGGAATCAGTACGTAGCGACGACACAGATCTTATCAACCGCCTTGATTTTGTGGACGACCAAGAGCGGATTCATTTTGCTAACGCCCAGCTGGGAGAGCAGGTTCGCGCTTTCCTGGTGAGCCCGGCAGGCCGGTACCTGCACGGCAGGGCGAAGCAACTCTTACAGCAGTCCCAGGAAGATGCCCTGGACTGTAACCCGGATTCCTTCTTCGGCCGTAGAAAGCTGAGGAGGATACAACAAGACGCTGATGTCGCACGCAGGTTCATGACCTGGTGTGCGGATGCAATCGTGGAAGGCGAAGCGTCTTATCGTGAACTACAGCAATACAACGACTGAGGATTAAACTATGACTACAGCTACCCAACAGGGCGCTCCAGCCAATGCGCCTGTAAAGACCAAGGCGTTTCCCGATCCCGATCTTCCGAAAGCACTTGACAATGGAGAAGAAAATGGAGACGATACCCCAAAATACGTGAACCCTCGTGACGCGATGCTGGCGGAGATGGATGCCAAGCTGGACGAAACGCGCCGAGAGGAGATACGTGCGAACAATGCCGAGATGGCCGAAGCCGTCGGCATGCCACTTGAAGACTACGAGCGGCAGTTCGAGCAGGGGCATGTCGTCCAGGATGACGACGAGGAGGGGGTAGACGAAACCCCACCTGCCGATCCCCTGGCAGATTATATCGTCCTGAGCGACGGCGTGCCGATGTTCAAGACGAAGGTGGACGGTCAGGAAAAGCTGATCCCCATCGAGAATGCAAGGGCCCAGTTGCAGAAGCATGTGGCAGCCGAGATACGGTTGCAGCAGGCAGCGACTGAGAAGAGAGCCCTGGAGCAGCGCGAAGCCGCTATCGCAGAAGGCGAAGCGAGACTTGCCGCGAAGCTCAAACAGTTGCAGGAAGCGCCACCATCCGTTAAGCCGGACGTGAGCGATCAGGACCTGAGCGATCAGGCCCACCAGGTCGTCTCCAGCCTCTTTACAGGGTCTGAAGACGAAGCCGTCAAGAGTCTAACTGATCTCTTGGGTAAGATCCGCCAAGCCCCCGGGCCGCAGGTCGACACACAAGAAACGGTTGCTCAGGCGGTGGCAGCAGCGAAAAGGGAATTGGCCGCGGAAAGTGCAGCCAAAGAGCGCGAAAGGCAGCAGAAGGATATCAACTCTGGCTTCAAAAAGTTCAGCGAAGATTACCCTGAGATTGTCGAGAACGCCGATCTCTTTCGATACGCCGACGGTTTGACTGATGCTATTCAGTCGGAGAACCCCGATTGGTCTCCTTCTGCAGTCATGACCGAAGCAGGCAAAAGGACACGCGCATGGGTGGAGTCATTGAAAGCCCCTGCCGATCCAGCGCCCAACAATGATCGACAAAACCGGAAAAGAAACTTAACGCCTATGCCCCAGGCTCGTATGGGTACCCAGGAAAGGGACCCAGGTGAGCCACCTGAAACACCGCAAAGCATGATCGACGAGATCCGCGCTGCGAGGGGCCAGGCATAACAACCCCTTAACGGAGGACCTAACAATGGCAGGACAAGTATGGCAAACCAATGCCCTCGGCGGATATATGTGGTCCGCCAACCTGAGCCGCAAGCTGCGCACCGCGCTGCAGCCGATGGTTCGTTTCCGCCAGTTCTGTGACGCTCGCGAGGCCTTTGGCCTTGGCAAGGGTGAAACATTCAACTGGAACGTGTACAGCGACCTGGCTGCTTCTGGCGGCGCGCTGAACGAAACCCAGGTGATGCCTGAGAGCAATTTCAGCATCTCCCAGAACTCGCTGACCGTCACTGAGTACGGCATCAGCGTACCGTTCACCAAGAAACTGGACGATCTTTCGGAGCATCCCGTTACCGAAATCATCCACAAGGTTCTGAAGAACGATGCCCGCAAGGCTCTGGACCTGGCTGCCCATGCACAGTTCGATCAGGCGCTTATCCGCGTGACCGGTGCTGCTGCCGATGCAATCGTTGTGACCGAGAACGGCTCCCCTGGCGCCGCTGTTTCGGGTGCGTTCAACAACGTGCATGCCAAGCTGATTGCCGACGAGATGGCGGAGCGCGACATTCCGACTTTCGACGGTAACAACTACATGGCTATCGCTCGCCCGAGCACACTGCGTGACTTCAAGGATGACCTTGAAGGTATCCACCAGTACACCTCTGAGGGCTGGCACGTCATCATGAACGGCGAAAAGGGCCGGTATGAAGGCATCCGCTACTGCGAACAGACCAACGTCCCGTCTGAAGGTTACACAAACACCGACAAGATCTACTTCTTCGGTGCAGACACCGTGGTCGAAGCTTTCGCGATCCCCGAGGAAATCCGCGGCAAGATCCCGACTGACTACGGCCGCAGCCGTGGTATCGCGTGGTACGCTCTCCTGGGCTATGGCCTGGTGCATCCTACCGACATTTCACAACAGCGCATCCTGATCTGGGACAGCGCCTCTTAATCTGGGAGGATACAGCACTATGTCTTACGATAATCCAGACGTACGCCAATATGACTTTGGCGTAATCGACTTCGGTACCGGCACTGACATCGTTCACACGATTGAAGTGCCGCAGGATGGTGGAGCCCAGGGCCGCAGTGGCCGTGTGGTCGACGTCATTCTGTCTCAGGTGACCGAGGACTTCGCTGGTTCTACCAGTGACGCGGGTGTCCAGGTAGGCGACGGCACTGATGCCGACAAGTACTACGACACAGGCCTCGTTCTTGACGAGTCCGTCGACGTTGCCGACAACGCTATCCTCCACCTGGAGGATGACGGTGCCAAGGTTGACATCGAGTACAACCGTTCGACTGTAACAGTGACTTTCGTCGCGGCCCAGGGTACGCCCACCGGCCAGGCTGCTGTCTCTGTTGTCATCGAGTGGGATTAATCCACCCAACTGACACACCGAGGAGGTGAGCACCATGGGAAGTAACTACAAAGCACCTGCCGCGAAGGCGACTGTTGCCAACGACACCGGCGTTCACAAGAGCGTGGCGGCTGGTCTGGCTGACGGTCTCTCATCGAAGTCTGCGTTTGACTCCGAAATGGGTGGCCCGACGTATGACTACGCAGTCGACGGCAAAACCGGCAATGCAACGGAACGGACTCAGAAGAATCCGGTCTCCAGCTCTGCCAGCAAGAACGGCAAGACCTTCGACATCTGTTAAGGTCTTGAAGTAGCACATCCCAGGATCACCGGCATGGCTGGTGATCCTGGGTTCTTTTGCCGCGGAGGATCACACATGGCAGGATTAACACCCATTTACGAAACCTACGGCCAGAATGACGCCGAAAGTCCACTGACCGAAGAGAACTTCCGTGCCGCTGAGAGCCTTCAGGAAGGCATATCAGGCCGCAGGGCTATTGACTCCACCTATGACGCGCAGAGCGAAGGCCTCGTACAGAAGCCCCGCAGCGGTGATATGTGGCCCGAGAACGACAAGGACAAACCCTACCGCAACTGGAAGTAGTCCTCAACCAGGGAGATAACGCATGAGTAACGGCGAACCAAAACTTGACCGGACCCGCCCGTATGGACGTGTTCGCACCCACAGGAGCCAGGCGCGTTTTGCGCAGGACGGCATGTACTTCGACCACTACGGCAAGTACCTGTGCCTCCAGGCCGGCGTGCCTGTAGAGAAGCCGGAAGAGCCTCCTGTCGAAGGCCCCGGTGGCAAACTCAATGTGCCTGAAGCGAAAGGCAAGGGGAAGCCAAAGAGCAGTTCAGGTGATGCGCTTGCCCGTGCAAGTGCGAAACTTGGCATCAATGTTGGTGCAGTGCCTAGCGCTGTTGCCGATGCTGCCCGGGAAAATGCGAGAGCTCTGGCTGCTGAAGAGAACGCATGAGCACATTCCTGGAGCTGGTTCAAGATCTGCATCGTGAGAGCGGAGCTTCTGGCTCCGCTCCCACCACGGTGCTGAATCAGCGCGGGGAGAACAACCGCCTGGTTAACTGGATACGTCAGGCGGATACCTACATCCAGGATATGTGGGAGAACTGGAAGTTCCTGCGGGCTGAGTACAGCGAAAACTGCTCAGTCGGCAGCAACGCCCTTCCGATTGTCCAGGACGTGGCGATGTATGACCATGAAACGTTCTTCATTACAGAGGTCGGCGACACGGAAAAGAGCCCGATCGAGGTGGTCGAGTACGAAGACATCAAGCGAGAGATCCGGGACACAGAGAACGGCGTGCCGTACAGAGTCGTTATCATGCCGGACAACACCCTCCAGGTGGATCCACCGGCGGACGACACGCACCTCATAACCGGTGACTACTACAAGAACGCTGTCGAGCTGACAGCCAACGACGATGTCTCTGTTATTCCTGAGAGATTCCACAAGGCGATACTCGGGTACGCCCTGATACTGTACGCGAATTACGAGAACGCCACAGAGATCAAGCGACAGGGAGAAGAGCTGTTCGGTCAGCAGATTGGACGACTGGAGAACAACCAGCTGCCCAACAAGTACAACTCTCGCTTCAGAACTGGGGGCGGTTTCCAAGTAATAGCAGAATAAGAGGACCCCATGGCTCAGACCAAAACATCGTATTTCCCTCTTGGTGGCGGCCTGGATATCTCAACTCCAGCACTATCAGTGAGGCCCGGAAGAGCCTTGGCACTCTCCAACTACTCCCCGTGGTTCAATGGCGGATACCGTCGCATTGACGGCTTCGAACGCTTTGATGGACGTCCCAAGCCAAGTGAGCAATCTTTTGTCGGCTTCGACGTGGACGATGCCTCATCCCTGACAGTGGGTGACACGGTAACCGGTGACACCTCCGGCGCGTCCTCGACGGTCATCGGCATATGGATAGATGACGGCACTTACGGGTCGGACGCCATAGGGCTTGCATCCGGCGATAAGCTGACAAGCGGGCCGTTCGAGAACGGGGAAACCTGCAACACCGCTGCGTTCACCATAACCAGAACACCCACGCTGAAATACGCCCCAGACCAGGACCTGGAGGATGCATGGCTCCTCGCGGCCCAGAACCTGTATCGTGATGACATTAACGAAGTACCGGGCTCAGGGATAACCAGGGGCGCCTGGCAGCGCGGGTCGAACGTCTTCGCTATCCGCGACAATGTGGGCGCCACGGCCGGGGTTCTCCACGTAGCCAGCGCAACCGGGTGGACGACCACCGGTATCACGATGGGGCATTACCTGTTCTTCGACGGTGGCGGCGGCGGGTCTGCGCGTGCATTGCCGGTAGAGGGTGACACCATCACTGGTATCACCTCCTCGGCTACGGCTACCGTCCACCGTGTAATAGAACTCGGAGGCAGCACTGCCGGCAACGACACATTCGGGTACCTTGTCCTGACAGATGTCACCGGTGGCCCGTTCACCACGGGCGAGAATCTCCAGGAAGGCGGCACCACCTGGGCGCAGGCAGACGGTGGAAGTGTGCAGTTCGCCTTCTCTGTCGGAGGGCACTATCGTTTCGTAAACTTCAACTTCTTTGGCGGCTCTGGGACTTTCCGCACATATGGATGCAACGGAGTGGATCCGGCGTTCGAGATAGACGAGAACCTGGTGGTCAGTCCGATACTGTTCCCCAAGACTGCGGTAGCGGATCAGCCCGATTACAACGTTCCGTTCCTGATAGAGGAGCACCGCAACTATCTATTCCTGGCGTTCCCTGGCGGCCGGTTCGCGCACAGCGTGATAGGCGAGCCCATGACGTTCAACGGATTCCTCGGTGCTGCAGAGTTCGGAGTGGGCGACGAGATAACCGGGCTCAACAGCGTGGCCGGTGGCGTACTCGCCATCACTACCGAAAGAGAGACCCGGGGGCTGTTTGGCGTGGACGTGAGTGACTGGGAGCTGAAGATGCTCGCCGAGCGTACTGGCGGCCGGCTGTACTCCACCCAGAAACTCGACACGGTATACGCCTTCGACGATTTGGGTATTACCAGCCTGGCGCGTACCGACCAGTTCGGTGACTTCATCGGGTCCACAGTGTCCCAGCTGGTGCAGCCGCTGATCAACGAGCTACGCGACAAGGTGACGACATCCTCCCTGGTGCGTAAATCCAATCAGTACCGCGTGTATTTCTCAGACGGTTCCGGCCTGATCATGTATGTCCCGAGCACGGGCATGACCCAGGACCAGCGCGTCATGAACAGCCTGCAGGTCCACTTCGGTTCGCTGCGGTACCCGTTCGCTGTTCGCAAGATATACAACAGCGAGGACGAGAATGGCGACGAACGCACCTACTTCTGTTCCGATGATGGCTACATATATGAGGACCAGGTAGGGTATAATTTCGACGGCGAAGAGATAGCCTCGGTTTGTCGCCTGGTGTTCAACCAGGTAGGCACCCCGTCTATCCGGAAACGTTTCCGCCGGGCCATCCTGGAGCTGGAGTCGCAGAAGCCGCTGACGATCAAGGTCGTTGCTGACTTGACATACGGAAGCGATGACTCTGGCACAAGCTACCGCGACGTGGTCATTGCCGCTGGCGGCGGGTTCTGGGACTCGGACAACTGGGATGAGTTCTTCTTCGACGGCCAGGTGGTGTCCACAGCGAGTGCGGGACTCACCGGCACAGGGTCCAACATAGGACTGCTACTTTACAATTCGTCAGCGATAGCCCGGCCGTTCATTCTGCAAGGCATAACGTTGCACTACGACGAGCGGAGGCTCCAGCGCTAATGGCTAACACATATTACACCTTCGATCCGTACTTCATCCCGAACACCAAGGTTCGTTCGGACGAGGTGAATGCGCAGCTGGCAGCGATCGAGAATGCCTTTGACCTCATGCCCACCGACAACTCGGCGATAGGCCGCGGCACCGTCACAACCGGCGTGGAGTCTGGTACTGGCAATGCGTACGAGGTATCACTCGACGATCCCAGAACGAGCTACCAGGAAGGCGATCAGATTGTCTTCAAGTCCACCCACACTAACACTGGCACGGCAACGCTTGACCTGGACACCGTCGGTGCAGTATCCCTGGTGCAGGCCGACGGCACGCCGCTTTCCGCTGGAGACATCCAGGACGGCCTCTACTATACCGCGGTGTATGACGCGGCCAACAACCGGTGGCAGCTCATCGGCGCATCGGCTGCAGTTATATCGGCTGCCAATGATCGCGTTACGTGGGCATCTGAGTGGGCCAACAAGGCGGAGGACTCTCTGGTATCGGCTGACGCTGGAGGCGACACAATAGACGACTACTCAGCCCTTCACTGGGCAGCCAAGTCAGCGGCGAGCGCTGTATTGTCATCCGGGTATGCGAGTGACGCGCTCGCGTCCGAGGGTGCTGCGGCTGCTTCGGAGGCGGCTTGTATCGCGATCGAGGCCGGCATATCGCTGCCATCGTTCGCCGGGAACTCGTTGAAGGTTATCCGCGTCAATGCCGGTGAGACTGCCTGGGAGGCCTGGACAATACCGGCTGCCACGACCAGCGTGTCTGGTCTGGTAGAGTTGGCCACCGACGCAGAAACGAACACGGGCACAGACACAGACCGGGCTGTCACTCCAGCGGGTCTCCTCTATACGTGGAACGCGAAGTTCTCGTCCTCGTTTACTACGGAGTTTAACGCAGCGTTCGCGTCGGCATTCGACACCCGGTGGGCGAGCACATACCCCTCCGCGTGGGAGACGTCTTTCGACGCGTACTTCCCCAATGTGACATCATCCACAAGCGTGACGCATACTGAGCTGTCGTACCTTGACCTCACTACCCTGGGTACGGCGCAGGCATCCAAGGTCCTGACGCTTAACGCCTCTGGTGACTTGAATATGGCCAACGTAGGGCGTATCGATAACTGCGAGACGGTGCAGTTTAACTCGCAGTATGATAACGGCACCAAGACCAGCAGCTTCTCTATTAACCTGGACACAGCGCAGAACCAGAAGGTCACGCTCACCGCGAATACGATGACCATCACGCTGACCAAACCGACATCAGTGGGTACATGGAGAATACAGATCGTCAACGGCGGGCTTGCCACCAAAACCTGGGCGGCGTCATCTGGCAGCCTGTACTGGGCTGGCAAGTACAAGCCGGCACTCACTAGCTCCGGGATTGACCTGTTGAGCGTATACTGTGACGGAACAAACATGTTCCTGTCCTTGTCCACTGACTACGGTACGGCATAATGCCATCAGGGACGATAGGCGGGTGGGACGCAGGACAGCTGGTTTCCAGCAGTGTAACGGCGTGGACGTACGCCCGGGATGGGTCGGACTCAGTCGCACTTGCTGGGGGCAGTCCTGCGTATATCGGTTCGAGAAAAAGTGGTTCGGTTTGGTACAGCTACGAGGTCTTTCAACAACTCTGGGTAACTGCCTTTCTATTCCCGGAAGACGCGGCATTGCAAGGCAATGGGGCTGTGATTGAGCTATTTGTGTCAGAGGACCATTCAGCTACTAACTTCGACGTTAGAGCGTACCTTGTATCATGGGCTTCGCCTATCGACATCGGGGATTATATAGATCCAGCTACGCTTAGCAGTAGTAATCTCCTGGCGACGTTAAGCACCTCGGGCATGTCAACGGGGAGCTGGTTACCTATGACCATGACAGACATCGGAAAGAGGCTTATGCAGGATGGTTTCTTCGAAGGGACCGTGAATTTCGATATTGTGCTTGTGTCCAGTCGAGCGGTAAATAACAATGCTCCGACCGGGGACGAATACATCGGGATACTTGGAGCCCGGGTTGCATATGACTACGAGGACCACCAGGTGGCCGCAGCGGCCGGAGCATTCAACTTTTAGGGATAATATAAATGGCCAACTCATATTACAACTTCTCCCCCTCCTTCGTACCGAACACAAAGGTCCGGTCAGATGAAGTGAATGCCCAATACTCATCGCTCGAGGCGGCGTTTGATCTGCTCCCCACCGTACCCGGATCCATTGTGGCAGGTACGTCCTGGCTTGGAGTAGAATCTGGCAGCGGTAATGCATATGCCGTTACCATGCCCAACACCAGGACATCCAATGCTGAGGGCGACCGTGTACTGTTCAAGGCCACCCACACTAACACGGGAGCGGCCACACTGAATGTCGACGGGCTGGGGGCTCTCAGTATAGTACAAGCGGATGGGTCTGCCATACTGGCCGGTGACCTGCTCACCGGTATGTATTACGAAGTCGTATACAGCCTATCCAGCAATCATTACCAGCTGCAGGGCCCCACGGCGGGCATACTGTCCGGTGTGGAGTGGGCCCAGGAATGGGCGGTCAAGGCAGAGGACAGCCTGATATCGACGGCTGCCGGCGGCAATGGTGTGTCAGATTACTCTGCACTTCACTGGGCGGCCAAGGCTGCAGACTATGCCATATTGACTGCGGCTGACGCAGCGGCCACTGCGGCCGACGCAGCGGCCACTGCTGCTGACGTTATATCGACGAACGCAGATGCAGCATCCACTGCTGCGGATGCCCTGGCCACGGCCGCGGATGCGGTGTCAACTGCAGCCGACGCGGCGGCCACAGCGCAGGATGCGATAGATACTGCTGCGGATGCAGCAGCAACAGCAGCCGACGCTATCTCCACTGCAGCCGACGCAGCGGCCACAGCACAGGACGCGATAGATACTGCCGCGGATGCAGCATCCACTGCTGCTGACGTCATATCCACTGCGGCTACATATGACCTATTTGACGACAGAATGCTGGGATCCAAATCTGCGGATCCCGCCGTTGATAACGACGGCGATCCGCTCGTCGAGGGAACGCTGTACTGGAACTCAGTAAACAAAACGCTGCGCTCATACAACGGCACATCCTGGCAGGATGTGGGCTCATCTACAGCCAACATAACCACGTACACGGCCACGGCCAGCCAGACCACCTTCAGTGGGCTGGATGACAACTCGATTGTGCTTTCCTACACCGTGGGCTACTTGCAGGTTTACTTGAACGGTGTCCTGCTGAAGGACACCACTGAATACACAGCGACCGACGGCACGTCCGTTGTTCTGGCAACCGGCGCAACTGCGGGTGACATCCTGCAGTGCTTTGGGTTTGGTACGTTCGACATCAGTACGTCGTACACGACGACCGAGAGTGACGCGCGATACGCACAGGTTACCAACAATCTGAGTGACCTCGCCAGTGCGGCTACCGCGCGGACGAACCTTGAGATTCCGGTCGCGCACAGTTCAAAGAACCTGATACAGAATGGCGGCTTTTCAATTCATCAGCGGGCGGCCTCTGCTTCACATGGTCCGGGCACCTACAATTACAACATTGACAGGTGGTCAAACAGCAACGACATGTCGACTGCTACGTGGTCATCCAACCAGCAGCAGATTGCGAGGACTGATACTGATGCACCACTGTCGTATTATACTGAGTTGTCGTGTACCGTAGCAGATGCGTCACCCGGTGCGTCTGAGACTGCTGGCTATCAGCACAGCATCAATTCGCGTGAGGGCTGGGTTCTGCGTATAGGTACCGCCAAGGCGAAGACTGTGACGCTGTCATTCTGGCACGCACATTCACAGACCGGTACGTGGAGTGTAGCATTCCGCAACGTGACGTCACCAGTGTCCAGACACTACGTGGCTGAATACACGCAGTCAGTTGCTGACACTTGGGAGAAGTCTACAATCACGTTGACTCTGGACACAGACACCTCTGCCTCGTGGGGCAATGTGTATCCAGAGGACACGAAGTATTTGGCGGTTAGCTTCTGCCTCGATACGAACGCGACTTACGGAACGTCCACACTTAATACGTGGGCCACTGGCAACAAGACCGGGTCGACCAACAACAACAACTTCTTCAGTAGCACGTCCAACAGGTTCAGACTTGCTGACGTACAGCTGGAACTTGGGTCCAATGCAACCGACTTCGAGTATTTCGGTGGCAGCACGTTCACCGATTATCAGGCATGTCAACAGTACCTGCAGAGGATCAGTGGTGGAGCGTGCGCTGTGGGTTACGCCACAGCTACCACAGTAGCCGGGCTGAAGGTGTCCACGGCTGTACAGATGCGAGGGTCCAATCCGACGTTGGAGTATTTGTCTGGGAGTGTAACTACGCTCAGGATTAAGGGCGGCGGTAGCAGTATTGCCTGCACCAGTGAGGGAACCCACTGGGTCGTGACGGGAGGCGTCGACCTGTATCTATCCGTGGCAAGCGGACTGACGACTTCGGACATCTACGCACTCGACGATAATGGTGCGGTCGCACTAATAAACTCGGAGTTCTAATCCATGAGCAATAACAGAAACATCGCAAATCTAGCGCAGGTTACAGCTACTCCGGCCGAGTTGAATTACCTCGACGTGGCCGTTGCAGGAATCGCCGAAGAAAGCAAAGCGGTCGTCCTGAGCGCTGCGAAGGATATCACCGGCATCCACAACATTATCGGAGTCGAGCAGACTATAACGTTCCAGTCTGTTGCGAGTAACGGTACCTCTGGATCCTCCAAGACGATAAACTGGGGATACGGTAACAAGCAGTCGATTGAGATGACAGCGGACTGCACGTTCTCCTTCACTGCGCCTGATGGGCCGACCAACCTGATACTGGCCATATCCCAGGATACTACGGGTAGCTGGACAGTTACGTGGCCTGGAAACGTGAAGTGGCCGGGCGGCATAGAGCCTACACTCACAACGACGGCAAGCGCTACAGACCTCATCTCGTTCTACTACGATGGGACTTACTACTACGGCATGGCATCGCTAGACTTCGTATAAGGGGATCAGCATGGCGGTTACCAAGAAGGAAAAGTCGGACAAGCTCTCGGCTTCTGCTGCAAAGTCGAAGAAGGGGGACTTCAAGATTGGCGGGTACGATATCGTCATGCTGCACCCGGCTGCCGTCGTAGACGACAATCTGCACTTGTGGCTGAGCGTAGATAAGAATGGGGAGGAGCTCATCGATGACCCGCACTTCGTTATCGTGAATCCCCCGTTGAAGGTGCATGATGGAACGTACCGCGATTCCGTCGATGCCGAGGGCAACGTGCAGCAGGTCATGAACTTCGTCGAGGATGCGGACGCAGCCCTGAAGTTCGTCATAGAAACAATTGTGAAAGACTTCCTGGTGAAGAGGAAGAAGATATGACGACAACGGTAGTATACCCGTCATACGATTTACAGGCCCTCTGCGGAACTAACATATTGGGGGAGTCGTATGCCCAGGACACCCTTGATGGAATCGGTACGTCAGAGGTCATAAATGACACGACAACGACAGCCAGAATAAGGACCTACCGATATTTCGGTAGCGACTTCTACCGTGTGGGCCAGTCATACCTGGAGTTCGATACGTCGTCCATTGGCACCGGACAGGTCGTGAACGATGCTACCTTCTCGTTCGCGATATCGGGGAGCGGGAGTCCAAGCTCGTTCACGCTTGAGGTGTATGGGATGCCAGTCGGGAGTGCGTGGGACGATTACTGGATCGACCAGAGCGAGATGGCGGCCACCGGAAGGATGGCGACTCACGATCTGCCAACGTATAATACAGCCAATACGATTTATACGATGGTTACCTACGATCTTGCCAAAGCACGAGCGTCGGTTGACCCTATCGGCACATCATGTTACTCAGTCATAAGCTCGCTCAACAGGACGCTGGATGGCGCCTCGTTCCTCCTCGAGCCATACACTGAGAAGTATGTAACGATGTATCAGATGGACTACACCGGCACAACTTACGATCCGTATCTGACAGTAACCCACGCGGCCTACGTGGGCGGCGAGGATAACACTGTCGTGTTCGGGTGCAACTTTTGAGGAATCAGTATGATGCAGACACAGACGCCACCCGCAGAAGTCTTGTTGCGGGTGCCCAATGGTGATATTATCCAGGAAATTGACTTTAAGGTCCTGATAGGAGTATAGCATGGTCGCAGCAGTACAGGGTCCGGAGAACGTACCGAATACAACACCGCAGTCCAGCCTGGCATCCATGAAAGTCCCGGAGGCCAAGACCCCGGACGTCATCAAGCCAAACGCGCCGTCGAAGGCGGCCACCACAGCAGACAAAGTGGGCACGGTTGGCGAGCATTCATACGAAGCCAATACCCAAAGCATGGCACCGGGAGCGGACGCGGCTACGCAGGCAACGAGGATCATGTCCCAGGACAGTCCGCTTATGCAGCTGGCGAAGCAGCAGGGCCTCCTCACCGCGGCAAGACGCGGGCTTGGCAACAGCTCTATTGCCGCCGGCGCTTCCCAGGCCGAGGCAGCCAAAGCCGCTACCCCGTTCGCGCTCCAGAACGCCCAGCAGGAGCAGCAGCAGTCCCTGGCGAATCAGGCTGCGCTGAATACCGCAGCTTCTGAGAACACCAGGATAGCGCAGTCCAGTGATGTGTTTAACGTTGGGGAGGGCAACAAGGCTGTAGCGCAGGACGCGGCCGCAACGAACCAGTTTACCACCCAGCATAACGAGACACTCAGATCGGGCAGAGAGCTAGACGCCAAGCTTAACGCTGACGCGGCCATGCAGAAGCACAGCACCGATTCGGACATGAACAAGACCTGGACGTCCGGTGAAATATCCGCCAGGCTCGCGGCGATATCCGGTGAGTACAACGAGCTGATCCAGAGCAACGCCTCGGCCGCATCCATCATGACCAGCACCAATGACGCCATCGCAGCCATCTGGTCCAACTCCGAGATCCCGGTAGCCACCAAGACGGCGCAGGCCCAGTCGCTCATAGGCTGGTCCGAGAATTCTCTGAAGGTCCTGGGGAGCATATCCGGCATGACGTTCAGGACAGACCTGGGATGATCAGAGATGCGACCAGGGCGGATCGGAGCGTGCTTACACTGATAGGCAAAGTGCAGGCCAAGCGGTACCCGAAACTGAAAGCGGACGTGGAGAAGATCCACGAAGTTGTGACGGAAGCCATTGATAACCCTGGCCATTATTGCCGGGTACTGGTAGACGGGGACAAAACCATAAGGGGCGCATTACTCGCATTGACATGCGACCACCTGTGGGCGCAGCGCAAGAGCAGCCAAATCATCGCCTGGTATGCAAATCAGCCGGGGGCTGGCGCGAAGCTGCTGCGCGACTATCGGGACTGGGTAAAGTCCGGCCGGTTTGTCAAGGTTGCCGGCATGACGCCTGACCTTGACCTGGATCCGAGGATACTGAAGATAGCCGAACGGACTGGCTTTACGAAACACGGCGGGGCCTACCTGCTCTACAATTGAGGATACAACCATGGGATTTCTAAGCAAAATCAAAAAGGCGGTGAAGAAGGTCTTCAAGGGAGTCAAGAAGGTCTTCAAGAAAGCCGTGAAGTTCGTCGGCAAGATCGCATCCAGTAAATGGGGCAAGGCCCTTATGCTTGCAGCGGCCATATACACAGGGGGTATGGCATTGACCGGCGGCTGGGACACCTTCATGACAACCCAGGGATCCTTCTTAGACAAGTTCGTGGCTGGATCCAAGACCTTCATGGGCTCTCTCACCGGGGCGACTGCCGGCGCAGGTAACACGGCAACCGGTATCACGTCAGCCGGTGCTCAAGCTGCCTCCGGGGTCGCAGGTACCGGTACCGCCGCGCTGGCAGGTAACGGTGCGAGCGCTCTCAATGTAGCGGGCAGCGCATCCGGGCTGCTCGGCGGAACCAGCCAGGCTGCCGGCATGACCGGCGGGTTGCTTTCCGGCGGGGCACAGGCGCTCAGTGCAGCAGCTCCGACAGCACTTACAGCTGCCTCTGCCCCCGCCGCTTCTGGCGGCTGGCTCGCCAAGGGTGCGAAGCTGGCATGGGATGCGGCGAATAGTCCGATAGGATCCAAGCTTATCTCTGGGGCCCTTGAAGGCTACCAGGAGGGCAAGGCACAGGAAGTTCAGAACGAGCGGGATGACCAGCGTCTGTATGGCACCCAGGCAGATATCAATGCCATGCAGCAGCTTCCAC